ATCCACGTTATGAACACCGATTAGGAACAGTATGTAACTTGCTACACTAGAACCCCGCCCAATACCCCAAACTACGCTCTCTTTAGAACAAGTATCAACAAAATATTTAAGCCAGCGCAACAGATTTAACATATTTCGTTCTTTATACGCAATTAGCTCTTCGGTAACTCTAGTGTGTTCTATGCCACCTGCAGAAATTTGTTCAAATAGCCATGCTTCGATATCTAGGGTTTTGTACGTATCGGGCATATTCCAATTACTCTGGCATGCCGCATCATAATCAGCTATTTCAAAATGGGTTTCATACGGGTCAAGAAATTTAAAACCTAATTGGGTTTCTAATTGCTTGACGTTGTTGTTGCGTTCAACAAGCATGGTATCATGAACGTTAAATTGATGACCTTTATACAAAGCATCAAATAAGTCTTGCTCATTAAAAATAGGATTTGAATATTTGTCTAGGCGCATAGCCTATATTTTAACTTACATTAATAAGTTTGTCAAGTCCTTTATCACGAGATTTCATCATATTCTCGTATTCGATCCGTTTTCTATTGCTCAATTCTTCTTTGTAAGATTCAAGCACCATTATAATCTGTTGACGTAACTCAAAATTTGAAGTAGTAAAGTATTTGCGAGTTAGATCGTTTATTTTAATATCTAACTCACTATCCTTAATACTGCTCAGGTTATTAATTAATGGATGCATAAAAATTAGAATGTGTCTAGAGTAATTCTCTTCCATGAATTAGAAGCAACGCAGATGTATAGGTATGTGCTGTCGTATGCAATTTGTCCTGCAACTCCGTTAGCACTACTAGATCCCGGTACACCTACAATCTCAGCTGGTTGTGAATCTAAAGTACAGCCGTTGTTTCCAATTACATACCACTTGGTATTAACATATTGTAATGTACATGCATCACCAATACGGTCGAATGTAATAGTTCCTGCACCACCACCAGTTTTCCAACCTGCGTTAGCCACAGAAACAACCATGTCGCCAACATAGCCTTTCATGATCAATGTTTTAATCTGACCTTCATTTCCAGCAGCCAATGTTGATGATTCTAATGCTTCTGTTGTAAAATAGCTAACTGCGGTATCTAATCTAATAGCTGTTGAAGTAGCAACATCATCAGTACCATTATAACTTAATGTTAATGCTGACCAATTAGTACCGTCATTTACTAGCGTAAATCCAGCATAGTTACCTGCAACAAAAATACTTCCAGTCTTTCCGTTAATTTCAACTGCTGGATTGCCTGGATCAATCTCAATGTTATTAGTGTTAGCATTTCCACTATCAATAACAGTAATTGTTGTACCAACACTCGGTTCAACAGGTAATGTAATAACAATAACACCATCAGTGGTGTCAGCAATTATATTTTGACTACCTCTTGGAGAATAATCTTTAACAATTTTAACAGGACTGTTTCCAACTCTAATTGGCCAGGCTTTACCTGTTAAGCTAGGGTCAGGAACAGTGTCAGGAGCATACATATACAGCGGTGACGGAGTTGAATCGCTAACTGCAATTTCAATATATGACCCCGTTAATCCAGCAGTACCAACAATGTATACACCGTTAGACTCACCAGTAAATGGGGTGATTGAATTACCTGGTACATCGTTGTCAGGTGTAGTTGAAAAACGCAATGGTAAACCGGCATTAGTAGTGTCTGATAAATCAAATCGATATTTCTTACCAACTTGGAACTGTAGGTTTGCCTGGTCAATTGGGATACCATTAAAGTTAAACGGATCAGGAGAACCTATTGCGTTAGGAATAGTTACTACGTAGGTAGTTAGATCGGTTTGATTGCTCCATAAATCATCTCCTGAATCATATCGTAACGTATCACCTTGTCTTGGAGTAACAATTTCTACGTTTGTAATAGATCCAATGTCAGCAATAGTTGTGTTTGATTCTGGTAATACTGATCCAGCAGTACCAGCTACTACTCGACCAGTAATAATAACATCACCACCAACGTATAAATTCTTACCAACACCTACACCACCGTTTACAGTAACCGCCCCGGTATTGGTAGTATTTGATTGAGTTGAGTCACCAACACTTAATGTACTAACGGATAATGCTGAAAAACTACTCCCAGATGCGTCAAGATTACCAATGTAACTTACGTATACTTTTGTTGTTGAATTTCCAGTTGATGTCCATGCTTCAACAACTTGATCTGATCCATTAGGATTTAATAAAATGGGTAATGAAATTTCTGAGTCTGTAATTAAAATTCCAGTATTTTCTGTAATTAAATTTACTTCTTTCCACGGCTTGACTGTTCCGCTACCTGTTCCTTTTGCACCTGCTGTAAATACAACACCAGTAGTCATACCAGTCATTGATGTTGAGTTAGCAGTTTGAGTAGTGTCAACAGTATATGTACCCGAACCACCGGTTCCGGTTAATGTTGGGTTTTCTGTTTGAGTATATTGAATCTTTGTTCCCGCAGTAATGCCATTACCACTAAGGTATGTACCAACTGTTACAGTTCCGCTAGTTACGCTTGATACAGTTAATGTGTTACCGGTAATGCTACCGATTAATCTAACAGTTGGATCAGCACCCATAGTAACAAAGTTAGTAGTGTTTACTTGGTCAACAGTGTATCTGCTACCGATGTTAACGTCGTTACCAACTCCAATTGCAGAACCGTTACTCTTAAAGTGAACACGTACACTAGCATAATTTCCGCTATCCGGCCAGTTGGTAAATGTAAGTGTTGAATCTGTAGTTACTGTGCAGTACTGTAAATTACCGTTTAATATATCAATATTAGCAGACACACCAACCGTTTGTGAAAACGCTGTTCCGTGAAAGTTAAGATAATTACCATTAGAAATACGTGACCCACCAAGATCATTAGCTAGGGTATCACCGGTAAGGGCCGCCTTTAATAAAACTTTACTTTGCAAATCAGTAAGTTCTGTTTTTGCTCGTGTAAAATTTTCTTTAATTGCGGCAAAATTATCACGAAAGCCTTGGCTATCGTTGTCTTGGCCAGCGACCGGATATCCGGCGTTGATGTTACTGTTGTCTATTTGACTGCTCATATTGTTATCCTATCGTTTCTAAATACAAGGTATTTATCTGCTGTTAGACCCTCTATAGAATCTATTATGTAGCGATCAGCAGTATAATCTAATGTATTAAAGCTAAAAGTGCTTGTTTTTATGTAATTTTTTATGTTTAACAAGATATCGTCAGCAGTTCCGGGCTTGCAGTAGCATAGCGGCACTGCTAATTGAAAATCAAGTTCTTGCTTCTCGCCAGGTTGAATGCTACGCATCCATAATGGGAGATAGTTACGCTCTTCTGAAAAAGAGTCAATTATATTTCCTTGTGCATCAGTATCTGTCCAATTTCTTAATCGATCACGCCAATTACTAATACTGCTTGGAAAATACTCATTAACGTTTGGGTTTGAAACCTCATACCCCTGGCTGTCTACAGTAATTATTTGATCTGGTCGCTCTGCTGTAGGGGCATCGGCAGTTAAGTCGCCTAATTTAACACTCCATATAGAATTACTTTTATCTACAGTAATGTCATTAGGTTGTAAACTTAGATTTGTTAGCTTGTTTGGTAATCGCTGTCCATTAGGTTCTAACGGATCAAGCATATTAACATATAATACTTCATACACTGGAATTTTAGTTCCTGTTTTAAATGCAGTTGCTTTCTTTACACTACCAAACTGGAAACGTTTGCGTTTATGATTTAAACCTATCGCACTGATGTATGTTGCGGCTGTCTTTGTTTCAATACCTGCGTATACTAACATAGATAAACTTGTTTGGATTCCAAAGTTTGGGTCGTTTGGTCTATAAATGCTTGATGGTGTAAAGACTGTAGTGTTATCAATAAATTCTCTCCATACAGCTCTTTGTCCTGTTTTTAGGAACGGTTGAACTCTAATGTTAGAGTATACTAATTGATTGGGCGTATCAATACTAATAGTAAATGTTTTGCTAGTGGCACTGTAGTTATATTGATCTCTTACCTCAACAGTAAAAGTATATGATTCGTCAACTGATGTTGTACCACCGTCAAATGTAGTTATGCTATCAGCAAAATCAAATGTAGTTAATCCAGGACTAATTACTGTGCTACCTACAACGACAGCATACTGACTAACTTTGCCGACTATTTCGCCATTGAGATCTAACGACAATCCTGGAGGCAAACGTCCGCCGGTTAGTGTGTATAATAAAGTTGCTTCTGGTATATTGCTAATTGCTTTAACACTTAAATCAGAAATAAAATTAGCGTTAATAGATCCTAAATTTGCTGGACTATCCCATGTTATAACGCTGTCAACTTCACCAAGCAAATCTACTGTAAATATCTTAGGGGAACTTGATCTTTCGTTTTTGTCACTTATTCGTGTAGCAGATATTGTAAACCTATAACTCTTTGTTACTGCTGGCTGATACGGAATACGTCCAAATATTTCTGCATTGTTTTCGTCAAACGCCATGCCCGGAGGAAGTTGACTAAGTGTTCCGATTAGAATCGAAAGTCCGTCAATTACATTAATATCTAGTGCATAGTACAATGTTAATCTATATTCGTTGTTGCCCAATGACTGTACAGCATCAACTCTATTAACCAGTTGTGATCCTAGTATTGTTAAAAAATGTCCCACAGTTGGCGCTGGGGTTGTTAGTGTTGTAGTTAGATAATAACTACCTGCAACGTTATCATTCTCTGAAATGCGTCTAGTCGTAGCTTGGCAATCAGCATTAACTTGTTCTAGTGCATAAATTATATTTTCTGTATCATACGTATCTAAGATAAGAGTAAGATAGTTATTTGCTCGATACAGTCCTAAATAACTTGGAGTAAGCCATACAGGCGCTCTCATATAAGTTACGTCAGCAGTAAACAAACTGTTGCCGTCTAACCATGTAGTATTATCAGCACGGAAAAAATCATCGCCTACTACAAATATTTTAAATTTGCGTTTTTTAAAGCTATCGCCGTCAGTTACAGTTATTGTAAATTCATAAGTTCGATTTAATTTTTTAGGTTTAGTACTTTGTAAGGCAAAGTCAAAGAACACGCTGTCGTAAATATAGCTGTCATAACCGTTGCTAGGAATAAATGCAAAGTCAAATGCAACAGCATCATAATAACTGTTGTCATATGTGCCATCGCCGTCACCTGGCTTAATAGAAAGGATAGGTTGTAAAAATCCTACAATACGTCCTTCATCAGTTAATACTAGTCCCGGGGGTAATGTTCCATCACCTCTTGCAATAAAATAACTTAACTTTTGTCCAACTGACGTGTCAGTATCAAACGCTTCAATTTGATAATCAACATAAGTGCTATCAATTACAAATAATTCGTTTGGATCGCCTAAGTTTAACAAGCCTGATGGTGTGACAAATTCTGGTTCGTCGGCACCGTCGATAGTCATAATAAATGTACGATCGGCAATTTGTCCATCTTTACTGGCTCTGATACAGAATGTAAAATCTGTTAATCTAGGAACTTCAAATGGACTGCCAATAATAGAATTGTTGTCTAAACGTAAACCTGGCGGCAACTTGCCTGAAATTATAGTGTATGTGACTAAAAAATCTATATTAAGAATAACTGTAGCATTATTTCCGCCAGCAAGTATTGTAATTATATCACCGTCTCGATAACCTACACCTAGATTGTTTATACTTACTGCTTGAAGATAACCGTTAGGGCTAAACACCTGTATTGTCATCCCTGTTCCGCTGCCACCTGTAGTAGAAAATGATCCGCCGTTGATAGGGTAACTAGTGCCAGCATTGCCAATTAGTAGTGTTGTTACAGTATCATTTTGTACTGGAAGAGAAATGTTAAGCTCGTAACGTTCAGTAAATGCAACCTTGGAAGCAGTTCCACTTCCCGGTGTGTATACAGTCATGCCGCTAAGTGATGTTTCTTCAGGCCCTGCAGAGCTTCCATTGTTAGCGGCTGTGAAAATTGTGCCCACAGTGTTATAAGGAGCTCCAATTTTTCTAAAATCAGTAGTCCCAACAGTTAGTATTACATATTGGTAGCCAACGGTAAAGTTCCCGGAAGTAATAGTTTCATTAGTTCCAGGTGCAAATCCAAAATTATAACCTGACGGTTTATTCCATACATTTAGCGCCATATTTGCTCTCAGTTGTAGCAATATTTATCGCTATTTTAAATAACAACAATAGGGCCAAAATCTAGTTGGTTTACTGCTGGGGTTCCTATGAAACCGTTTAATAACAGCCCGTTAAAGTCTAAGTTAAAACTACTATTAGTTGGATTTAAAAATGAACCAAAATCAACAACTACTGAATTTGATGTAATTAATAATTCTAACAGCGCATTGGTATTACGCATATCAATGCCAAATATAGTAGTTTGCACATCACCATTGTATATGTAGTGATCGCCGAGATTTAAATTAGCACCTAGTGTCGGGCTAGGGTCGTTTAACAATACTGACTTATTTTTTAAATTTACAGTAGTACTGGTATTTGTAATTTCTACAGAATTATCAGTACTTGTAACAGTTTTAAATTGTAAAATAGGATCAGTTGGGTGGCGCTGTGCAAAAACACCAGTGCCGGCACCGAGATTTGCACCGTTAGTAATACCAACAGTTGCTCCTAGTATTGTAAAATTAGCATTTACTTTTTCAAAGGCCGTGCGTAGATCATCGCCTGTACCATCGTTTGCGTAACCACCTATTTCAATTGTTTGTATTGGCATCGTCTGCTCCGTTTAGTATATTTACCGTTATTGTTTAGGTTGGACTATTCGTTCCATATAGCGGTATCCACCCTTCACTAGAGAAGATAAACTCTGCTATAACGCCACCTGAAATATCTCTGCCAAGCAGTCCAGGATTTACTGTAAGGGTAGCAACACTAGAACCGTTGAAAATAACCAAACGCTGTCCAGGAACACCGGCCGGTAGCGTAACTGAAGTAGGATCGGTT